GCAACTGTTTGAGGCAAAAAGCCCGCTGCGCTGGCAGAATCACGTCCTTGTGACGGCGCAGGACCTCGACTTCACAACGGGGATGATGTGCTATATTCAGCTCTCGCTGCTGGGCTGCGCGGGTTACATCAAGATCGGCAACACCTTGACCGACCCCATGCACGACGGAGACGATCCTACGGCCTACTGGTACACGCCCGGCTACTTTTCGTCCGTGTGGCAGCTTCGGCGCATCTTCCGGAGCATGGACAGACTTTTTCAGGAGGCGGGATGATGGATGCCAAAAAGGTCAAATACGACGCGCTTGACGCCATGTGGGCATTCGTGCGTATGAGCGGTTATCAGCTTCACCCAGCAGACATTTCTTCTCTAAAGGACCACTGCGAGCAGCTTCGACACCTGCTGACGCAGAAAACAGCGGGACAGCGGCGCGATAAGCGGGAGGACATCGACTTTCATGAGCTGGACGTAATCACAAATAACATCGTAATCGGGGCAATGGTCCTCTATATGAGCGGAAGCCTCGATGCACTGACACCGAAGGAGGCATCACACCATGAAAAAGAGCGTAATTGAAGCCCAGCAACGGGCGCTGGAAAACAGCGAAGTCGCGCCGGGTATTCTGATCCGGGTAATGGATAAGCCGCACCAGCACGCCGTCATCTGTTCTCACCCGAAGGTTTACCGTGAGAGGGTGCTTGACGGCTGGCACACAGTCGCGGCATTTCGGAACGGCGAGGAGGTGAAAATCTAATGCGAGTTGAAAATATGACCGACCGGGAAATCGTCGCGGCCTGCGCTGTGGATTTCCGACGCAAGGCGCAGGAGGCATACGACGCCTACCAGAGCACCGGCATGACGCGGTATGACAATGCCTATCACAAATACGAGGCTCTGGCAGACGCCCTTGACCGTGACGTTCAAAAAGCCGACACCCGGCAGGCCGCCGCGTCCCTCAAATCCGAGTTGATTATGCTGGCATCGGCGGCAAGCAGGGCGAAGCTGCCCTCCGCGCCGGAAGGTGCGCTGCTGGCGCTGGCGAAAGAGGTTATTGCGGTCGGACGACTGTACGGTTATGACGGGAAGGGAGATTGAATGAACTGTCACGGCTGCAAATGGCTCGACCGTTACAAGAAGGACGGGAACGGCTACTGTTGCATGGTGGTCCGGAGTAAGACCCAAACATCCAAAGTTCGCAGGCCGGATATGGAGCGCTGCGAGCTGTACAAGCCCGGCGACTGGAAAACCCGCTGGGAGACAGAGCTACACGAAGGAGGAAAACAAAATGAAATACAACAGTGTTGAGGAATGGAAGGCGGAGGCGACACGTCGATTTGGCCCGGATATGCTTAAGTGGCGTTTCCGCTGCCCTATGTGCGGTCACGTCGCGTCCGTGCAGGACTTCAAGGACGCCGGGGCAAAATCTCCGAGCTGTGCCTATCAGGAGTGTCTGGGCCGGTACACCGGCAAGGGCACGCCGAAGAAGGGCGACAGCAGCGGCTGTAACTGGGCGGCCTACGGGCTGCTGGGCATTCCCGCTGAGCATGACATCGTTGTCGTGGCCCCCGGCGATCAGGTGGACGTATACCCGTTCGCTGACGGTGAGCAGGAGGCCGACAATGGCTGAGTATCATGTCGGCTGTGGGGCATTCGCCATATACGCGGGGACGCTGAATAGCCGCAACAAAAACCTGTGGCAAAACAAAACCGAATGTACGGATGAAGCGATCTGCGCCGTCCGGGACTACATCGTGCAAGAATGTCTTGGAGGGTTAAACTGCGAGAAAGCCACGTCGGGCGGCTATGAGTGGACGCTCAAAGATGGGCGCGTCGTCGAACTGCGCGTGACGGTCAAGGACGGAGGAAAACAATGATGGACGAATATGTTTTGAAAACGGCAGCATTGGAGATCGTCCGTAGAACTTCAGGCGATTACGCAGCGGCTTTCTCGGCCATCCGGGCGCTGCCTGCTGCCAGCGTCGTGCAGATTGGTGACTGCGAAGGTTGCGTCTGGCTGAATACACGGCACCAGAAGTGTTCCTGCTGCCGGAGGAATCGGTATATCAAGGACAACTACAAGGAGGTCGGAGTATAAAACGTGAAGAATTCTACCGTGGGAAGCGCGGCGCAAAGTACGGCATCTGGAACAGGGAGAAGGCAGTCTGGCAGTTTGACATCTGTGAGGACACGCCGTTTCTGGCCGAAGCGAGGCTACACCAGAAGATCGGTGACGACGCGAAGAAATGGCGCTTCGAGGCTCGGCGGCTGCCGGACAGGAAGATCACTCTCGTCAAGAGGGTTAAATACGCCGGTGATGTTTATAGCGCTTTGGTGGCGCTGGGCTGGGACTTAGATACTGCCGCCGCGTTTCTTGATCGTATTCCGGATGCAAAGTAAAGGAGGCGCGCTGCATGATAAGCAATAAGAAGGTCGTCGAAGCTGCGAAAACCATAGTGGATTACTGCAAGCAGCAGGACGGGTGTCAAAACTGCATCTTCCGCTCGTTTGGGTGCGATCACTGGAACTGTGCGATAGGCGCCTTTGAAATCCGGGACGTACTGTCGAACATTGAGGCGAAAAAGAAAAACCACGGTTACTTATGAGCACCGCGCGGTGTGAGAGCTACACCGGCAAATAGAAAACTGCCGCAGAGGACAATTATCTCTGCGGCAGTTTTCTTGTCAGGCCGAACACGTTTTTGAACCAAAAGAGTTCGTACCTGTGTGTTTTGGTGGAGCTAATGAGTCCCTCGTCGAACTCACCGCCTTCGATGTTTGAGAGGTCCGCTGACTTGAGTTTTCCGTCTTCGCTACTGATATTGAAGTAGATAAGAAGTCGGTCGTCATATAGGTAGACCTCTGAAACAAAGTCAGAGATGATTCTCCGGCGGTAGTCCTGCTCGGTCTCTCCCGGGTACGGCTCAAGGTGTTTCATCAGCGCAAAGAAAATCTGGTCCTCTGTAAATGCAAGGCGCTTGCCCTTGAGAAAGCTGAGTTCGCCCAGAATGACCGCTTGCTCGTTCTCGAGTTCCTGCAGGCGTGCAGGCAAGGTCTGCGTAGAGGCACCTGACTCGATAGCCCGCAGCACGTTCGCAATGGACTTCTTATTGCCTGCCAGCTTCTTCTCGTAGAAGGCAATCTCCGAGGCGGTATCGTTTTGGCGCTCTTGCGCCGCGTGTACCTTCCTCGCAAGCTCTTCAAGAACGTTCTCTTGAAGGATATAGCGGACAGTAAAGTCAACCACGGCGCGCTCGAGGCGGTCACGTGAGACTTGCTTCTTATCGCAAGTCTTATTCTTGCCGCGAGTGTTCCCACAATAATAGTAGTACCATTTGTTCCCGCTCTTGCCCGTGCCACTGACTCCCTGCATTGGCCCTTTACAGTGACCGCAGAAGAGTCTACCGGCTAAGAGGTATTCAGCCTTTGGCGACTTCGGAGCCTTACGCGTGCGCCGGCGTTCCATTTCGGCCTGAGCGAGATTAAAGGTGTCTTTCGAGATAATTGCAGGCATGCCGCCTTCGACGACTATATCATGGTACCGGTACTCGCCGATGTATTTTCGGTTTTTAATGATTCGGTTGATACTGTTCTTGTTAAAGGGCTTGCCTTGAGCGGTGCGTAGCCCACGGCTATTCAGGAGCTCACAGATGGCCGCATTTGATTCACCCTTAATATACTGCTCAAAAATCGTTTGAACGGTCTGGGCTGATTCTGGGTCTATCTGGAAGTGCTTCTGCTCGTCGACCCGATAGCCGAGCGGTCTCCCGCTTCCGGTGCTCTGGCACTTCAAAGCGCTCTCGTGCATTCCCCGCTTGATTTTCTGAGCGAGCTCTGCCGAGTAGTATTCTGCGAGGCCTTCCATAAGGCTCTCAAGGATAATTCCCTCGGGCCCGTCCGGTATCGCCTCGGCCGCATAAAAGATTTGGATTCCGTTCCTCTTGAGTTCCCGCTTATAAACGGCGCTGTCGTATTTGTTCCGGGCAAAGCGGTCCGTCTTATAGACGACCACTGCCTCGAACTTCTTGCGCTTGGCGTCAGCGATGAGCCTTTGGAACTCCGGTCGCTCGTCTGTGCGGCCTGAGATATGACGGTCGCAGTATGTGTCGATAACGGTAAGCCCTCGCTGCTTACAAAAGTCGGTGCAGACTCTAAGCTGCCCTTCGATACTCTGGTCGGTCTGTCTCGGGCCGGCAGAATACCGAGCATAAATTACTGTATTCATGTGACCCTCCTAAAAATTTCGTCGTTATGGTACTCCAGAAGCTCTCTACGCGGCGGAAATCGGGGGGGGGTAAAACCATTCCGTCGAGAGAAGCCAGCCAGCGGGCTGTAAAAGCGTCCTGAGGGCTATCCAAAATTATCGGAGAAACATAGATTTTCATGGAAGGAGTGATAGTTATAAGGCCTCGGTCGAAGGCTTTATCATAAAAAGTATTGAGGCAAATCCCGTTATCGGGGCTGACCCGGTCCGCCTCGCTTCGGCATTGCGAGTACGGTTTTATATGACTTGCAACGAGCATTTGCGGCAGCGCACAGCCGGATATAAAGCACCGGTCATCGTAAGCCGCAAGCACCGCCTGCTTGAAGAAGTGTCGTTCCCGCGATACTCTTCCGTGATTCGTCAGAGACGAAAGCGGCTTTGCTCCCTGCAAAGGTGAAGAGTCAAAGATAGCGAGACCGGTCAAGGTCTCCGCCTCAAGACTCAGAGAGCCCCAGTCGTGTTTGAACTCCTCGTAAATCATTCGGTCCGCCTTCGCTACATTCTTGAGCCCTGAGGAAACCTTCGGGTCTATGTACCGGAAGTTCCGCATGCGCATTACGATAGAAGCGACTGAGTGAGGAATAATCTCGGCGACCTGCTGAATGACCTTGTTGCTGGGATTGATTTTCCCGAGAGGAGTAACGCAGTAAAGGGCATAGGCGATAATTATGTCCTCTCTGCTCCACGCGTTCATTGATTCTGCTCCTCGTCTAAGCGGATAGCTGTCATAAGCAGCTCCATACGCCGCTTGACATCGAGCCCGGAGAAAATGCGCAGAAGCTCCGCTTCCTCTTTGGAGCGCTGCTGCTCTAAGTGAATCTCGCCGGAGTTCTGGCCTATAACGCCGTTATTAGTCCCCACCGTTCCGACGTTTACGCTGTTATCGGTCCACCCCATCAGGTAGTCGACCGACGTTCCGAGAGCATTCGAGAGCTTCTGCATTTTATCGGTACGAAGCGTTTTGATGTAGCCCGTTTCCCATTTGCGGACCGTGCTCGCACCGACGCCGACCATATCGCCGAGCTCCTGCAGAGTGTACCCTTTCTCTGTTCTGAGATAATGTATTCTATCGCCTAAAGTCATTAAGACCGCCTCCCTTGAAAAAGTTTACTCTTATTATAACACGCATTTGTCTTAAAGTGAATATTTTTGCTTAAAATTCACAAAAATTTTCCAAAAGGCTATTTACAAATCCAAAAGGACACGGTATAATAAATTTGTCCTTTGGGACAACCGGTAGTGCCTACGAGGAAAAATCTCAAGGAAAGGAGACAGTATATCGTATGGTTGAAACTCGAATGTTGAGGGCCCACATGACCCTGAAAGGCGTTACTACGAAAGACCTTGCGGACGCGCAGGGCTGGAGTATGAGCACAGCCTACCGTAAGATTACGGGCAAAGTTGCCTTCACGGTACCTGAAGTGCAGCTCTGTAAGGAGCTCCTTGATTTGGACGCTCCTACGACGAACGCAATTTTTTTTGCGGCTGATTTGTCCTAAAAGACAAAAATGCGGCCGACGCTCGCCGATACCGCTCTTGCAAGAGAGAATCTTATGCTTGACCGACTAAGCGCTGCGGTCAACGCGTTTTACGAAAATCCACAAAATATGCAAGCCTATTTGGCTTGGAAGAAAAACAAGGAGGCAAAACAAAATGAAAATCACCGTAACAATGGAACTGACTCAGGAAAACCTGAGCAAGCTGAGAGCTCTGCTCCCTGATACCGAGATTCCCGGTCAGGTAAGTATGTTCGATTCCCCTTTGGAAAAGCCTGTCGAGCCTGTAGCTGAGGCTCCTAAGACCGAGGCGCCTGCTTCTGCTCCTGCGACCGAGGCTCCGAAGACTGAGGACAAGCCTATCACGAAGACTGACATCCGCGCCGTAGCCCTGAAGCTCTCCAAAGCCGGCAAGCAGAAAGAGCTCGCCGACATCTTCGCGAAGTTCGGTTGCAAGAAACTCTCTGACTTCGACAGCCGCACGGAAGACTATCCGGCGCTTATGAAAGAGCTGGTGAGTGTCAATGGCTAAGCACGCACTACTTTCCGCAAGCGGTGCTCACCGCTGGCTCGAGTGTACTCCGAGCGCGCTGCTCGAGCTTCAATTTCCGCAGAGCGCGAGCGAGTATGCCGAAGAGGGTACCGCAGCTCATGAGCTCTGCGAACTGACTGCCCGCTACTTCCTCGGCGAGGTCTCCGAGATGGACTTCGAGAATCGCCGTGACAAATTGGCAAAAGGCCCTTACTACAACGCTGAAATGCAGGAATGCGCAAATGACTACGCAAGATTTGTTACTGAAAAGACCAAAGCTGCGCAGGAGTCTTGCGAGGACGCATTTACTGAGCTTGAGGTAAGAGTCGATTTCTCGAAGTACGTCAAGGACGGCTTCGGTACCGGCGACTGTATCATCGTCGCTGACAAGGTCCTTGAAATCGTGGACTTTAAGTACGGCAAGGGCGTTCGCGTCGAGGCGACCGGTAACCCTCAGATGAAGCTCTACGCCCTCGGCGCGCTTCTCAAGTACAACACGCTTTTCGACATCGATTCCGTTCGCATGACGATTTTCCAGCCGCGCCTCTCGGGCGTTCAGAACTCCGACGAAATCACCGTCAAGGAGCTACTCGAGTGGGCTGAGAAGTATGTCAAGCCTCGCGCTAAGCTGGCCTATAAGGGCGAAGGCGAGTTCGCTCCGTCCGAAGAGGTCTGCAAGTTCTGCAGAGCAAAGGCTCAGTGCAAAGCGAGAGCCGACAAAAATCTCAAGCTCTTCGACGAGGCCCCGGACGCTATGCTCCTGACTCCTGAAGAGGCAGGCGCGATTCTTGAAAAGGCCGCGGATATTCAGGCGTGGCTTACGGACCTTGAAGGCCTTGTGTCTTCTACGCTGCTCAGCGGTCAGCCTGTTACCGGCTGGAAGATGGTCGAAGGCCGCAGCAACCGCAAGTTCGCGGACGAGCTGAAAGTCGTCGAGGCTATGAAGTCAGCCGGCTATGACGAGAGTCTGCTCTACGAGCGCAAACTGATTACCCTGACTCAGATGGAGAAGGACTTCGGTAAGAAGGCCGTAGCTGAAACGCTTGGCGAGCTTATTGTCAAGCCTCAGGGCAAGCCCACTCTGGCTCCTGCGAAGGACAAGCGTCCTGAGTTTAAGCCTGAGGAACAGCTTCTCGCTGAGTTCGATAAGTAAGGAGGTCTCGTTATGACGGAAGCGGCAAGACGCAGAACGCGGGCGAGAATCCGCCTTATCAAAATCCAGTGGCTCCTCATTCTGGCGCTCATTGTCGCCTTGATTATCTCGTTCGTTACGAGACCGAGCGCTTCCGTTCCTGATGAGCCTGAGTCTTCGCCCGTTCGGGTAGAAGCTCCTGAGCCGATTACCGAGACCGCCGCGCCGGAGCCTGAGCTTATTGAGCTCGGCGAGTTTAAGACTACCGCCTATTGCACTTGCGTTAAGTGCTGCGGTATCTGGAGCGCGGAACACCCTTCTCGGGCCGGTACCGATTACGTGCAGCGAACAAAGAGCGGCACGATTCCGACCGCAGACCGCACGGTCTCGGTTGACCCCGATGTGATACCTCTCGGAACGGTCCTCATTATCGACGGCCACGAGTACATAGCCGAAGATACGGGAAGCGCCGTTAAGGGAAATGTTATCGACATCTATTTTGACTCACATGAGCTCGCCGTCGAGTACGGCGTTCAGATGAAAACTATTTATATTAAAGGAGATTGATACTATGTCTACTCAAATCACTACTGGTAAGGTCCGTTTTTCCTACTGCAACCTCTTCACCCCTCGCGCCGTTCAGGAAGGCGCTACGCCGAAGTACAGCGTTACTCTCCTGATTCCGAAGAGCGACAAGGCCACCATGCAGAAAATCAAGGCTGCTATGGACGAGGCTAAGCAGAAGTTCATGACAAGCAACAGCGGCAAGAAGCTGCCTACCAACCTCAAGAGCACGCTGCATGATGGCGACGGCGAGCGCCCGAACGGCGGCGAGTTCGGCGAAGAGTGCAAGGGCTGCTACGTTATCACCGTCAGCTCCAACAACAAGCCCGTTCTGGTCCACGCGGACAAGACTCCGTTGACTGACCCGCAGGAGCTCTACTCCGGTTGCTACGGCCGCGCAATCATCAACTTCTACGTGTATGACACGCAGGGCAACAAGGGTATCTCTGCCGGCCTCAACGGTATCATGAAGCTCTACGACGGCGAGCCTCTGGGCGGCGGCGTTGTTACGGATTCTGATTGGGACGACGGCTGGGAAGACGAGGACGACAACGACGACCTCCTCGGTTAAGCGTATGCTCCGGCGCGTTCGTCTCGGATTTACTGAGGCGAACGCCGCCCGGAGGAAGGAGGCAATATGAGAACATTAGCAATCGATATAGAGACCTACAGCTCGGTCTCTTTGCAAAAGTGCGGCGTCTACGCCTACGCCCAGAGTCCGGATTTTGAGATTCTTCTCTTCGGGTACGCTTGGGACGACGGTCCGGTCGAGGTTATCGACCTTGCCAGAGGCGAGAGCCTGCCTGAGGAGCTCCAGAACGCTCTGTATGACCCCGAAATTCTGAAGACAGCATTCAATGCGTCTTTCGAACGGACTTGCCTGAGCGCGTTTATGGGCCGCGTGACGCCGCCCGAGCAATGGAGCTGCACCGCAGTTATGGCCCGAGAGCTGGGTCTGCCCGGAAGTTTGGAAGCTGTCGGCGAAGTTATCGGACTTCCTGAAGACAAGCAGAAGTCTAAGACCGGCCGAGCGCTTATTCGTTACTTCTCGATACCTTGCAAGCCTACGAAGACGAACGGCAACCGGACCCGCAACCTTCCTGAGCATGACCCTGACCGCTGGGCTATCTATGTTGAGTACAACCGTCAGGACGTCGTCTCGGAGCGTGCTATTCGGCAGAAGCTCTCTCGCTTCCCGGTGTACGAGAAGGAACAACCTCTCTGGATTCACGACCAGCATATTAACGACCGCGGCGTCGGTGTTGACCTTAACCTCGCAGAGCATGCGGTCGAGATTGACGCCATTATCAAGGCGAGACTTCTCGAGCAGGCTAAGGAGCTCACGGGCCTTGAAAACCCGAAGAGCACCGCGCAGCTCAAGAGCTGGATTGAGGACACTGCGGGTATTGAGGTTGAGAGCCTCAACAAGAAGAGTATCGCCGGCGTAAGAGCCGACGCTGACTGCGACGCCGTGGACCGTATGCTCGACATCAGGGCAGGTCTTGCAAAGACCTCAACTGAAAAATACAACGCTATGCTCCGCACGGCTTGCCCGGACGGGCGCATTCGTGGCCTGACTCAGTTTTACGGTGCGGCGCGCACCGGTCGATGGGCCGGCCGTCTCGTGCAAATGCAGAACTTACCGCAGAATAAAATGCCGGACCGTGACCTTGATACTGCAAGGCAGCTCGTTGAGGCCGGAGACCTTGAGACCCTTGAAATGCTCTTCGATGACATTTCCGGGACCCTCTCGCAGCTTATCCGCACGGCCTTTATCCCGAGACCCGGCTATCGCTTCATCGTGTCTGACTTCTCCGCGATTGAGGCCCGTGTTATCGCATGGCTTGCAAGCGAAGAGTGGCGCATGGAGGTTTTCAAGACTCACGGCAAAATCTATGAGGCTTCCGCCGAGCAGATGTTTCACCTTCCGAAGGGCTCCGTCAAGAAGGGCGACCCTATGCGACAGAAAGGGAAAATCGCTGAGCTCGCGCTCGGCTACGGCGGCAGCGTCGGCGCTCTGAAATCTATGGGCGCTCTCGAGATGGGGCTTGAGGAGTCTGAGCTGAAACCGCTCGTCAATAGCTGGCGCGCTGCAAATCCCGCAATCACCAAATTGTGGTGGGACACGGACGCCGCCGCACGCAGGACCATTCAGACGAAGGCTCCTACTAAGCTGCCTTTCGGTATGGGCTTCTACAAGCAAGGGCCACTCCTCAAGCTGAGGCTTCCGAATGGCCGTGAGCTGAGCTACGTAAAGCCCAGAATCGACGACGACAGTATCACCTATGAGGGCACAATTCAGTCCTCGGGCGGCTGGGGTCGTATCGAGTCCTATGGCCCGAAACTCGTGGAGAACATCGTTCAGGCTACGGCCCGGGATTGCCTTGCGGTCGCCATTGACCGTCTGGAGCGCGCCGGTTTTCCGGTCGTGTTCCATGTCCATGACGAAGTTATCTGCGAGGTACCTATCGGCGTAAGCTCCGCCGAGGAAATCAGCAAAATCATGTCGGAGCCCATCGAGTGGGCGACCGGCTTACCGCTCAAGGCTGACGCCTATGAGTGCGAATACTATAGAAAGGACTAACCGCTATGAAGATAGACGTATTTAATAAGGTCGTCAAAGAGCAGCTCCTTGTCTGCGAGCACCTGCTTACCGGCAAGGGCCACGAGTACGCTCCTGACGCCGTAGACGAGAGCAATATCGACCGCCTCGCGCACTTCAAGAAGGCCGCTGCGATTATCGACGGTACGCCGAAAGAGGCGCTGCTCGGTATGCTGACAAAGCACCTCGTCTCCATCTCGGATATGTGTACCGACGGTCGCAGCTACTCTCTTGACCGCTGGACCGAGAAAATCACGGACAGCATTAACTACTTGCTTCTGCTCAAGGCTTTGGTCGAAGAGGAGGCGAACGGCAATGGATAAAATTAAAGTCGCAATTCTCAACCCGACCGCAATCAGCGAGGCCGAGAAGATGATGGTCTGCGCCGCGCGCTTGACGCAGCGCGGGCATACGGTCAAAGACCTCTCCGACTTCCTCGCTCTCTATGATAAAGAGTACACCGAGAAAACGGCTAAGGTTATGACCCAGCTTCCGCACCCTACGATTCAGAAGTTCGCGGTCATCAACGCCGTAATTGTTGGGGCGTCAAGGAGATTCCTCGCTCAGATTACAAGGCACCAGAACGAGGTCAAGTTCATGTCTGCGTCATTGCAGTACAGCGACTACTCGAACGAGGCCGACTTCGTTGTTCCTTATGAGCTGCTTGACAGTCAAATGCGCTTCTCCTACCTCTCTCAGTGTCAGGACGCCATGCGGAAGTACAAGCTCCTCGTCGAGTACGGCGTGGACAATGACTCCGCCGGCTATCTGGCACCGCAAGGTCTGAGAAACGTTCTGATTATCAGCGCGACGCCTTATCAGTGGAAACACATGATAAGCCAGAGAACTTGTCGGCGCAATACCGCCGAGACCCGTTACGTTATGCTCCGCCTTTGGGAAGAGCTTTACGAACTGGCTCCGGCTCTCTTCTCTCCTGAGACGACCGGTCCCTTCTGCATGAAGGGCAAGTGCCTTGAGGGTAAGATGGCTTGCGGCGCTCCGCTGGCGTCTGACCTTACACCGCACGATATTCTTGAGCGGGATTTTCCGCTCTGTATGGAGGTGCGAGAATGAGTGAACGCGACCCTTTATGGGACGGCTTACGCGATTTAGCTAATGAGAATCATAAAGCCAGAATCGCTAAGATACCGAGCCGTATTCAATATGCTATATCTCAATTTGAGAAGTACGATATTGAGTGCGCCTTAAAAAATGAAGCTACTGGGCATTTTCATTGCCGGCGCAAAGCTGACGATAAACTTTTTCAATTTTACGCTGGGACAGGAAAAATTCAAGGTCATGATAGTGCCCGCGGTATTCACGCCTTGATTAAAATTCTATTGCAGGAGGTGCGAGATGAAAATTAAGCTAATTGACTTCAACGGCCCCGCTCCTGTACGAGCGCATGACAACGATGCCGGCGCGGACGTGTTCAGCCCCAGAGACCAGACCATCTACCCCGGGCAAGTATATAAGCTGCCTCTCGGCTTCGGTCTGGAACTGCCTGACGGCTATGTGGGGTACATATTTCCTCGCAGCAGCTTGAGCGCTCGCGGTATCGTATGCGAGCTTCCACCCATTGATTCTGGCTATCGCGGAGAGGTCCACGCTATCGTCTCGAATGTCGGGGGCGACGGTTACGACATCAAGAAAGGCGACCGTATTGGCCAGCTCGTGATTATGCCGGTCGTTATCCCTGAGTTCACGTATGCAGAGTCTGCCGAGCGTGGTACCGGAGCTTTCGGAAGTAGCGGGAGGTAAGACTATGAGAATAGACAAAGACAACTACTATCTGAATATCGCAAAAGCCGTCGCGGCCCGTTCTACCTGCCTTCGCAGGCAGTATGGGGCCGTGATTGTCGCGGACGATGAAATCATCGCGACGGGCTACAACGGTGCGCCCAGAGGCGAGGCCAACTGCTGCGACGTCGGGAAGTGCTATTGCCGAGAGCATTCCACTCCTATCGACGAGCATGCGGCTCGCCATGGAGACCAGTACGGGACCTGCGTCGCCGTTCACGCCGAGCAGAATGCGATTATCAGCGCGCCGAGGCGGTCAATGCGAGGTGCTACCCTTTACCTCGCATGCCTCGACGATACTATTGACCCTGCTCCGTGTAATATCTGCGACCGCATGATTAAGAACGCGGGTATCACGAGAGTGGTAACGAGAGCCGGTACCTTTTAATGCCGACTCTTCAATACGACGGCTTGATAACGATTGCGACGGGTAGCTCGCGGCGTTCGGCAAGCTGGAAAACTAAAGAAATGCTCTGGTCTGAGTTCGTTGATAAGCTCGGCCGTGTGACCCGGACGCAGGAGACCCAGCAAGAGTACTTCCGTATGCCGAAGGAAGAGCGCGATAACGCGAAGGACGTCGGCGGCTTTGTCGGCGGTACCTTAAAGGGCGGCCGCCGTAAAATCGACGCCGTACTGCAGCGCAGGCTTATCACCCTTGATATGGACTCTATCACGGCCGGCGAAGACCCTTGGCCTACGGTCGAGCTGATTCTGGGCTGCGCTGCGGTGCTCTACAGCACGCACAGTCACACGGCGAAAGCTCCGAGGCTTCGCCTTGTGCTTCCTCTCTCGAGGCCTGTGTCTCCTGAGGAGTACGAGGCTATCGCCCGCAGGATTGCAGGCGACATCGGTATTGACATGTGCGACGATACCACCTATGAGCCCCATCGGCTCATGTACTGGGCGAGTGCTTCCTCTGACGGCGAGTTCCGCTATGAAGTGCAGGACGGTCCATGGCTGGACGCAGACGAGCAGCTCGCGAGGTACGCAGACTGGAAAGACCCGACTCAGTGGCCTGTCTCAAGCAGGAAGTCCGGCACGATTCGGCGTCTCGCTGACAAGCAGGGAGACCCGACTGCGAAAGACGGTATCGTCGGCGCGTTCTGCCGTACTTACTCTGTAGAGGACGCAATCGAGGCCTTCCTGCCTGACGTCTACATCAAGGGCGAAAATGGCCGCTATACCTACAAAGGCGGCTCGACCTCCGGCGGTCTCGTTATCTATGAGGACGGCCGCTTTGCGTACAGCCACCACAGCACAGACCCGACTTGCGGCAAGCTCTGCAACGCATTCGACCTCGTCCGCATTCACATGTTCGGCAAGGATGACGAAGGAAAACCTGCGAACACCGCGGCGAACAACCTTCCTTCCTATAAGAATATGTGTAAGTGGATTGAGACCAACTGCGAGAGCGTTATGAAGGAGCTGCAAAGCAAGCAGCTCGACTACATCGTCCAGCTCTTCGGCGAAGGCGACGAGGCTCCTGATATGAACTGGGTCTCTCAGCTTGAGGTAAACCCGAAAACGGGGCACGCAGCGACTACGGTCGAAAATATCCGTATCATCGTGAAGAATGACCCTCGGTTTAAGGGGACCTTCTACTGGGACGAGTTCATGGAGAGACCTATGGTCTGCGGAGACCTTCCTTGGAGAAAGGCCGACGCAA